TGCTGTTGATGCGCATACTTTCTACACCGCTCGTGTAGAAGATAGTATTAATAGGCTCAAATTTAGCCAGCGGGAAATCTGTGGTATTGGTTGAATGACCGATAGTTCCGTCATTAGTAGTATCACCAACCAGCCACATGCCGCCGTTGTTGGTGCCAAAGATTTGCGAGGAGCCAGCGCCAGTTGAGCGATCAAGCAAAGTAATCGCAGGCTCAAACGAGTTGATCGTTAGGCCATAGTCATTGTCTCCATCCCCAACGTGGCCGCCGTTGATTGTGATACGGTTGTATTTGGTGGTTACATCCCCGAATACACCATTGCCAATAACGGTCAGGGCTTCGCTAGGCGAACTCGTATTAATCCCCACCCGATTGTTCGTGCTGTCCACATACAGGGTGTTGGTGTCTACAGTTAGCCCAGCGAAGGTCGGGCTGTCGCCGTTCTGCAAAATGTCACCAGCCGCCGCAGTCACATAGACAGTCGCCGCGCCAGACAGCGAGATCGCAGCCCCAGAATTGCTGCTCTCCGACGGCGTGCGGGAGAGTGTCGTGCCGCTGGCGGTGTAGGTGCCAGTGCCGATCTCCCAATTGGAGCCGTCCTCGATGACGTAGCGCACGCTGTCGCCATCAGCGACACCCGCTGCAGCGAACGTCTGGAAGCCGTCAATCGCGCCCCCAAGCGTAATTGTCCCCGTGCCAGTGGTGGCCGTGGAAACCTTGGCGCGATTGACGAGCTTTACCATGTGTCAGCCTCAGTCGAGAGTAATGTCGAGATCGCCTGCGTTGATCCGGAGAACGTCGCCGGAGCCGATAGCCTTGGCCGTCGAGAGCGCCGCATACGCGATCTGCGTGCCGCCAGTGGAGGCATCGAACACCGCCACATCAGTGATCGTTCCCCACGACGCCGTCGCCACGTCGAACTCGATATTGGCGCTGTTCGATGCCGTGTTGCCGGAGACCGTGAACGTCGCGGCCTTGCGGGCGTAGGAACCGCCGGAGACCTCGGTGCCGCCGCCAGCTTCACCCGGCGCTGCGGTGAACAGGCCGATATACCACGCCGTCGGGCGGGTCACTGCGTCGGCGGTGAACGTCCACGTCAGGACGTTGGTTTCGTAGGTGTTCGAGAAGCTCATGGTCAGTAACTCCGTGGTGCTTTCATCCGCAAGCCGGAGCCACTGTATTGGGCTGCCTGCGAGCTCTGGTTAAGCCCGTCGAGGGCGTTCCGGTAAAGAGATGCCCACACGGTCAGCCGCGCGTCATCTCCGAGATATGGCGCAGAGTGGGCCAGTGCGCCATAGAGGTAAGCGTCTGGCGCATCGGCCAAGACCCAGTTTGATGTGTTGCCGTCGCTGAGGGCGGCAGTCTTGGCGTAATACAGCAACTCGGCATGATACAGCGCATCTGGCGATGGGTAGAACTCAAATTGCCCCGCCACCATTGCGTAATACTTCGGGCGCCCTGCCATGTTGCTCTGCGCCATCTTCAGATCAAGAAGCTCAGCGTGCCCGATAAGATCCATCGGCTGCGTGTATGCATCAGTCGTGTAGAAGCGGACAGTTTCCAGCCAATCTGCCGGGACGGCGCTATACTGGCTGTTGATCTCAGCGACGGAACGCTTCTGCATCTTCCAATGGCGCAGGGAGCGATCCATGTCCTTCTCCGCCATGGATATAAACGTGGGAATGCGCGACGTGAGATCGTCGCGGTTCAGGAAGTCAGCGACAGCCGTCTTCAACTCTGCGTATGTCGTGATGCTCACAGCTTGCCGGCCCTTGTTCTGAACGCGAAGTTATCGGGATCGTTTAACCATTTACGCATTGCCACAGGGTCATCGATGATGCCCCGGCGCTTCAGGTCATAATACACCGAAAGAGGGATTGACGCCACCTTGGCCATTTCGCCCCACTTCCCACCGGCGCTATTGCTCTGGCGCTTGTTGGCTTCGGCTATCTTGGTGACGTCCTGCACAGTCTCAACAGCATATTCACCGTTGTCTTTGACGTGCCAGTATTTCGTGATCCCGTTCATCGGATCGTGGCTGAATATCTTTTTCATGCGTTCCCCCTAAGCAGAAGGGGCGGCCGAAGCCGCCCCGACTTTAGATTACGAAGTGGTCAGGTCGAAGACGCCTGCGTGCGCCTTCTCGGTGCCAACTTCGAGGCCAGCCTCAACGATCATCATCGCCTTGGTTGCGTCGCCGGTCTTCGCGAGATCCACTTTCTGGATCGGGCGCTTGTATGCGACTGCCGCGTATTCCGGATCGATCAGGAACGCGTCACGCTCACGCTGGAACAGGTTGGTCACAACCGTCAGCGGGCCGAAGTCGGACAGGTATACGTCCGCAGCGCCGATGATGGTGGTCGGGCCATCCGAGGGCGCCATGTAGCGCTGTGCTGCGATACCTGCGAAGCCGGAAACCTGCGTCTTGTTGAACGGGCCAACCATGAGGATCGAGGGCTTACCGCCAGCGGTGTATGCCTTCTGCATGGCCGATTTCAGCATCGTTTCCGTAAAGTCTGCCTGAGTCCCGTCGGTGCGAGCATCGGAGCCGTCGCCGGTCGGCGAAGCACCACCGGTGCCGAACACGTCGTTGGTCGCAATCCATGCGCCGAGGCCGGCGGTCTCACGCGCGGTGCTGGAGTTGCCAGCGACTTTTGCGTTGTTGAGGCAGAGGGTTGCTTCCAAGTCGCGCTTGAGCTCGCGACCGCGCTTAGCGATCTGGTATGCGAACTCGTCGGCGCGGCCGGCGGTGTCGTCTGCCGACAGGCCGTCAGCCACGATCAGCGTGCGGCGCAGGATCTGCGTGTAGTTGCCGACGCGGGCGGTTGCCGAGGTTGCTGCGAACGACGAAACGTCGTCGCCGTCGATCACTGCGGTCGTGGAAACAGCCGCGAGCTCATCGGTCTGCCACTCGAAGTAGGAGTTGGCTACGTTGCGCGAGCCGATGTTCGACTGAAGAGGAACCTCTTCGGGCGAGATGCTGTTGATGACGTTGGAGAGCTCTTCGCGAATGCCTTTCGCGTCGAACGAGGTGAAGGTGTTAGTGACGATTGCCATCGCTCATGTCCTTATAGGAGGGTTTTGATCGCGGCCGCCGCATCCATGAGGCGACCAGTTTGCTGCGCTTTCTGTTGCGCTTGAACGCGTGCCGATTTCGGCTTCGGTTGCGAGCCGCGAGAGCCAGCCTTCAACACCTTTGCGCCGCCCTGCTGTTTCGGCTTGGCCTTTGCCTCGTTCGCAGTTTTAGCCCCGGTGTCATAAAGCATCGCTTTCCTCGCGAGTTTGACGAGCGTTGCGTTTTTGAGCCCGCCGATGTCTTCCTCGGTGAACCCCTCTTTCGCTAGGAACTGGCGCAGTTGCGCTGCCTCCCTAGATGCCACAGAAGCATCCCGCCATTCCGGGATGATCTCCGGCAAGATCGCGCGTTGCTGCTCAACATACTGCGCTTCGAGTTGCTCGCGGTATTGCGCCCGGAGCCCTTCTAGGCGTTGTTGCTCAGCTTCAATGGCTTGCAGCCGTGCGCTCTTGGCGTCTTGCTGCTTGCGCCACTGGCGCTCCGCTCTTGCTGCCATGCTGGGGTCTGCTTCATACAGTTTGTCCCAATCTGGCTCTTGCTCTACGTCCGCCTCGATGCGCTGGCGCAGTTGGCCAAGCATCGTTTCGTATTGAGCACGCTCACGCAGAACCTCGTTTTGCTGAGCCTCAAAGCCCTTTCGGATCTCGGCAAGCTCTTGGGTTTTGCGTGTGTAATCTCTCTGCCGAAGATGGCCCCGCTTGAGCTCCTCAACCGTAATCTCTTCTCCGTCGATCTCAACTTTCGCCGAGAGTAGGTCGAAGGATTGGTCGTCGTCGCCCTCGTCTTGCTCGTCTTCGCCTTCGAGCTCGTCTTCGGAATAGTCTTCCTCAGACATTTGGGCCTCAAGCTCGTCGGTATCGACTTCGCCGTCAGCCTCTAGCGCATCAGATGTCGCTGCGGTCTCCCCTTCGGGCGCGAGCATTGCTCTGATTGCATCTTGAGCGGAATACAGATCAGTCCCTTTCGGGGTGCTGGCTTCTGCCATCTCAATTTCTCCTCATTATGCGACTATGTCTTTCGTTTTTCAATAGTCGCGCTGTCCACCATTGCACGCAGCGATTGCTCAACGAACTGAACGCCGCGCAGTTTCAAGTAAATGGCCTCCCGACCACTGGTATCGCCGGGCTCAGTCATCTTGAACTCATCCCAGCAATTCGCCTCGATCTCTGCCAGAAAGCGGGTGAGATCGGTGTCGGTGAGCAAGCGTTTAGCCTGCTCACCGTCTTCTATGACTTGCTGCTTAGTTTTCACGCGCAGCCTCTTTGATTACGTCAGCCTGAGCCTTCATCACCTCGCGATCGATCGCCAGCTTGGCGCGGATCTGCTCGACGTTCAGTTGGGTGCCGTATTTCGCCTTCATCTCTTCCGCCTTGACGTAGAGATCTGCTTCCAGCTTGTCGCGCTCGCGGTCATCGATCATCTGAGCCTTCTCGCGCTCCAGCTGAAGCTCCGCCGCCTTCTTCTGGATGTCGGCTTGGATTTGCTGGATCTGAACGGCGATCAGCTGCTCGTTGATGTCCGGCTTATCTGCCTGCGGAGGCGGCTGGAACTCGGCTGGATCGCTCCAGAAGCGAGATGCATCCTTGAAGCCTGCAAGCCCTGTCATTG